GTTGTAGTATTCTATTGTTTCAAGAAAATCATTAATACTTTTATTGGAGGTTTTAAAGTCATTGATTTTGATAATTTTGTTTTTATGATCTATAATTAAATTATCTAATATTCCTTTTAGACCAAACATTTCTAATTCAGGAATATCAGCTTCTAAATATAGTTCATTAAATGTTTCAGTTAAACTATCAAAATTCAATATATTGCTACCAATATGTTTAGTTATAGTATCATTTTTAATAATATTGTCAACTATTTCTAAAGCATAGTTATATAGTTGTTGAGTGATAATTTCTTTTCCTGTACTTCTTTTCAAAAAATTAAAATAATCAATATTTTCTTGAGGTTCTATGATTTTTGCCAATCTTGATTCATCTGTTTTTAAAGATTGATGCAAATTCATTTCTATCAATTTATTTAATATGTTATCTTTAAAATCTTCCATTGTTTTATTATCATCATTCTCTATAAGATAACATTGATATATATAGTCTATTACTGTTTTAGAATTTGTAGAAGGTAATTTATCAAATGCAATCTCATACATTTTATTAAAATTCTCTGGTTGCAATAACAAACAATGAATAAGTCTTCCTTCTTTCATTGATTGTGTTTCAATATCTTCTTTCTCTTCTAAAACATAATGTTTATAATATAATGTTGGACTAAACATTAATTTTGTCAAAGCATTATAAGACAAATATTTTTTTTCTGAAAAGAATTTTTCTTCCTTGTTTTCTATTTTAAATAATTCCATCTTCTATATCCTTTCTGTAAAATTTCCCTAAAATATTATTATTATAAGAATTGTTTTCTAGAACATTATATATAATTTGATACTTTAACTCTAGATATGTCATTCCTTTTTTTGTTTTACAAAATTGCAATATCTCTCTTTCAAAAAAAGATTTATTAGATTTATTTATATCATCTTTTAACTCTTGACAACTGCCATAATATGTCTTCCAATCATTTTCTCTAGAAACATATTTAAATCTTTTCGTTGTTCCTATTTTTTTCTTTTCTCTGTTAGATATTTTTATTTTTTTGGTAACAAAAAACATTTTTTTGCCAATATAAAATTTACCATTTTGAGTATTTGTAATTTTGTATACAAATCCAATAACATCTTGTGGCATATCTTCTAAAGATGTAAAATCTTTACCTAAGTATTTCCAATGATTCATTTAATTTTTTATTGATATATGGTACAATTCTTCTTCTTGCTTCATCAATCCCATTATTTTTAAGAATTAATGCTGGATCTTTTTCATATGGGATATAACAATATTTTAATCCATACATTTCATTATATTTCTTCATAGCTTCTATACCTGGTTTGTCATTATCAAATATTACAAGAATATTATCTTTCTCATAATTATTAATGAATTTACTTATCATATAATTTGACAACATTGTATTTTCACTATCAGGAGCATACATGTCTGCTTTTATTCCTATAGTTTTTAAAGCCATAATATCCTTTAATGATGATATGATAAAACAATATTGATTATTATCATTCTGTTCAGAACCTTGTATGTAATTGTTTACTTTAATAAACTTTTTTGTTGAATTTAATGGTTGATATATCTTTGCTAGATTATTGATAGAATTACCATATAAATAACCATATATGCATTTGTTTTTAACTTCAAACTCTTCAATAATTTCATCTTCTATTTGAAAAGCCATGATATATGATTTTATAGGGACAACATTGTGTTCTTTAAGCATATCTATAGATATATAATAATCTTTCCAATATTCATAATTATATTTATTCCATTCTACAGGAACATATGATTTGACTATCCATCCTTGATACTTAATGTTTTCCTTATCAATATCAGATATATAATTATCATTATTGATATAATCATTTTTTATTCTATTAAAAGCATTATTAAATGAACAATTCCATATCAACATCATTAAATGTATTCCTCTACCAGAATGTCCTGATGAAAAATCCTTAAATTTATATCTTTCTGTTTTTCTATCATAGTATATTACAAGAGAGGGAACAGTGTCCCTCTCATTAAATATACTTTTTATCTTTATACTCTGTCCTGTCAATTTTGGTAATCCCAAATAATGACTGAATATCCAATCATCAGGAATGTCATTTATTGACATAATATGTTTTAGAGCATAAAACATGATTATTATTATTTAAAATGGTGCTGAATGACCATCATCATCAATTACAAATGGATCATTCTTCATGTTAGAAACATCTATTTGTTCAAAATTTGGCATATCTGCCATAGATGTATCTTCAAAAGTAGGAATATCTGTAGTTGTATTGTTATTTACAGAAACTCCCTTATCTCTTTTTATGATGTGAACATCCTCATCAAAAGGTACTACACCATCTTTTTTCAAAGATACATAGTTTTTCTTATTTTGATATTTTACAAAATGCAAATAATAATTAGGATAATCATAGCCATCTTGCCATTTCTCAACACCACCAATAGTGTAGTATGCCCATAAATTTGGGTTGCAAATATGTTTTTTTGCAACTTCTGCTAATTCAGCAGCTGTTACTCCATTTCTTAGCTTTGGCTCAACTTTTACTGTATCCCATACTCCTAAAGATACACATAATCTTGCAATAAAATCACAGGCTTCATTGTTTGCATATCTTTTTTCTCCAGATGGAGTTACCCAATCTCCAAAAGCATATTGACCATTTTTTACATATCCAATTTGTCCTTGATATGAACCTTTTTTGGGATCATTTTTGTCAATTAAAACTCCTTCAAAATCTCCGCCTATAGGTTCTGTTTCCATGAGGAAATTTATTTGTAGTTTATTTTGATCATAAGCAGGAGCAGCAACTTCTACATCTATAATTCTACATAAATGAGTTCCTGGTTGAATAATCTTTGAAACAAATTTTCCACCATTTTCTTTAAAATCATCAATTTTCCAAGTCATAATTTTAATTTTTTATTTGTTAATAAATTTATTTAATATTTTAATTATAATATTCATTAATAGCTTTTAGAACAATGCTTAAATCATTAGGAATAAACAATTCTTCAAACATTCCTTCTGGAGATTTTGCAGGAATTTCTATTCCTTCAACTATTGTTCTATTAGTTATAAATCTATAATTTACATTTTCTTTGGTAACTTCTGGTTTACACCATAAAGCAATAGTCATAGTTTCTAATGGAGAATATTCTTTTTCTATAAGTTGTCCTGGTAATTTAACTTTTTTTGTAACAATAAATTTGTCATTATACACATCTTCATCATGTAGCATACCAAAAACTATAAGATCATCTCTCATTACTTGTATCCAATCTAATACAGATTGAAAGTTTTTTGCAATTTGAGTAAATTTTGTATAGCCTGTTTCTAATGCTCTATTAAAAAATTCTGTTGTCATAAAATATCTCATATCATCAATAATTATTGTTTTAATATGAGATGCTTTTTTGTCAATATTATTAAGTAATATTTTTAAAGAAGAATAATCTTTTATATATACATAATTGTTATTCTCTTTGTTATAAATTTTGTTTGCACTTTTAAATGGTAAAGGTTTGTTCAATACACTTATTACTATTGTGCTTTTAGGATCTAAATTCAAAATAGATCTACTCTTACCTGAACCTGTATCTCCAATGATTCCTACAAATTTTGCCATAATATAATTTATTTTTTACTTTTTATTAATTCATTTAACCATTTAGTTTTAGATGCTGGAACATTATGCAAAATACAATATAAATCTCTTACAGTCATCTGATTTAAAGATTTATCTTCTAAATTGATAATATCCAACTCTGTTAATTCTTCAATGTTGTCATCAACATTATTATTAGAGCATGAACATATATTTAATTCCCTAAAAGGAATAAAATATACATTAAATTCTTCTCCACTTTTACTTGTTCTTTTGATTGTTTTATATTCTTCTAACTTTTTACCTTTAATACAATAAAGAACCCTTTTTTGTTCTTTTAAGTATGGAAATATATTGTTCCCATGCTTATTAACCAATTCAAAATATAATATATTCCCTATTTCTGGTAATTCATTTTTGAAGAATGTTACTCCTAATTCTTTAGGTTCTAATTCTTTAGGAGAAAACAACAACCTTACTGTAAAGTTATTTGTATCAATGTTTTTGTTTTGGAAATAATCATTCCAAAAATCAATAAATTCATTTTTTAAGTCAGCTATATTCATACTTTATAATTCACTTCTTTTTTTAGGAGCTTCTGTTTCTATTACAGACATTTTATCATATAATGCTCTGTACCAATGTATTCCATCATTTCCAAATCTGTTTTTTAAAATATGGCAAGCCAATAAATTTTTGTCATCTAACGACAAAACATAAGATGTAGGTCCATAGAATTTTAGATTATACTTTGCTGGTCTATTATAAGCTAATACAACATCACATCCTTGCATTAAGGCATCAGACATGTAAATATCATCTGATGTTGGAAAATTAGTTAATCTACCAGGATTTTGTCTTTCTGCACTCTCTAAAGTTCTATTTAGCTGTGAACCTACAATCCATATCATTGGTAGTTCTTTTTTAGATTCTATAGCCATATTGGAAAAATTCTCAATGGTAGTTTGTTTTTTAGGTTCTCCTGCTGTTTTCTTAATTAACATTGTATGATCCAATGTCGCAATAAAAGGTTTTTTAAACTTTTTATAAAATTCATAAACATAATATTTTATTTCATCAACAGACATTTGTTTATCAATGACATATTCATTTCTATTATAATATTGAGAATTTACATATGTCTTTAATTGTTTTAAGTGTTCTTGAGATAACTTATCAACATCTTGTTCTTTAGATGATAATAAGTATCTTAATCTTAATCCTGTAGCAGATGATAATTCTCTTGCAGCAAGATTCTTCTTGTCCATCTCAAATTGAAAGTGCAATATGTATGGATCTTCATCTTTATTTAATTTCTGAATATTTCTCGTCAGTTGATTTATTATTAAAGTTTTACCTACACCAGGTCTTGATGCAATAAGATAAAAACTACCCCATTCTAATCCACCATATCCTATATTGTCAAATTGCTTCCAGCCTGTTTTTAAAGATTTTACCTTTCCAGATGCTCTGTCTTCAATATATTTAACAGATTCTACTAATGAATCTCCATATTTGGTCCATACCTCATTCATTACCACACAATCTCCTTTTTACCTTTAGCTATTAAAGCATCATTAATTTTTGAAAATATATTGTTATGATTCCATACTATATCATTACTAAATAGTTTTGGAATATTATCACAACATATTTTAATGCACTTATCACTTATTGTATTGTAATAATATTCTTTAGGTCTATCTCCAATAATACCATATATAATATCATATTTAGATAATTGTGATAACACAAAACTTATAAAAGGATTCCATATCTCATAATGCTTTAAACTGTTTTTTCTTAATACATCTATACTTGTATCTGTTGTAAATGTAGAATGTATTGATAGTATCCTCTTAGGATCTCCTAATTGAAAACGGCCAGCATAGAAAGATTTATTTAAAACAGAACTTACATGATGCAATTCTGGTGTTGAATATGAATACTTTTTTTTCAAATCATAAAAAGGTATTAAAGGAATACCTTTAGCTAAACCTATTGCAGAATATGGCTTATCAAACATTAATAATACATCAATATCTTCTGGATCTAGTTTTTGGAATGGTATAAATACATATTTTAATTCAGGAGTGAATCTTCTACCTTCTTTATAAAATTCATATAATTGATAAAAAATATCTTTAAAATCTTGAGATAGTAAAAACATTCTTAATAAAGAATACCACTTTTCATGTTTTTTAAATTTTTCTATCTCATTATTTATAATATTTTCTACAATATCAATTTTCATTATATATAATGTTTTGTATTTCTATGAGTTTGTTAATTACCATATCCAATTCTTGAATAGAACAATCTCCAAAAGATTTTAACTTCTTTTTATAAGGTTTAGAAGATACAATATTAAATATGCCACATACTTCTTTAATATGATCTTTAGTTTCATTAAATCCTTGTTTTGTAAATTCAGCTATTTCTCTTATCATAGCATGTATTTTTGCTAATTGAGGCAATGTTCCTATTTCTTCATCATAACATGTTATATAAACATCTACAGTTTTATTATTAGAGATTTTATCAATAAATTCTTGATAAGTTCTTTTATCTTCCTTAGAACAAGGATATAGTCTGCAATCATTTTTTTGAAACTTAACAAAACATTCTTTCATTTATCATATATCTCCTTCCTTTAGTTCTATTGTAAGATTTTGTTTTTCAGCCTCATCTTCTATTGTGTATATGAGTGCTACCAATGTCTCAATACATTTTTCTTTTTCATTTAGTGGTTTTTTGTTTTTAACTTTATCAATAACTTCTTCATAATCTTTAGGTAGCATATCTTTTGTAATAAATGTTAAAACATCTATTACTCTGCTATGAAAACCACCTGATACAGGAATTTTGAAGATAGTGTCAGATTTCAGTCCCTTCAATTTGGGAGTTTTGTTTTCTTTATTCATAATTTTAATTTTAGTTTTAGTTTACAAATATATTAAACATTAATTTAAATCACAAATCTAACCATGTAATTTTATTTTTATCATATCCTGATAATGCTTTTTTAACCCACTTTTCATCTATAGTACCTATATAATATAATATATGTATAATTGCTGTTTCATTAACAGGCAATCTTAAACATCTACCTATTCTTTGAGATGTTACATATTCTGATGCATATGAATGAATAATTATGCTTGCTTTTAAATTAGGAATATTTATTCCTTCTTTTAATTGATCTACAGAAGCTAATACTTGTATATCTCCATTTTTAAATAACTCTAAATTTTCTTGATTATTATTGTTTTTTGAATGATATACATGTTTTGATAGTCTATTAGCTTGTGCTGTATCATTAGCAAATATAAGGGTTTTATCTTTTATTAAATTAAGTAATTGTTTTACTTTTACTTCTTTAGATTTAAATTTAAGAAGTTGTGCAGACATTAGTAATCTTAATTTAAAATTTTCAGGATATTTGTTGATTAAATTATTATAATAATTATACTGTTTCAATTCAGAGGTATAAAAATATCCACCATTTTTTTTAGTCATCATAATATCATTTTCTCTAGATAACAGTACAGGATGACAATATATTCTATAATCATTT